ATTCAGTTAAATCAGTAGAAATCACTAGAGTCGGAGATAATTCAAAATTCTTCGGCTTTGGTGTTTCTCACAAATTAAGTTTAAAATTAGTTAACGTTTCTGATGAAGATGTTGAAACATTCTATGCGGATTATAGAGCTCATAGTCAAATTAAAGTAACATTTAATTGTGATACTTATCCAAATACTCAAACTTATACTTATAATGTATTTCCAACATTTTATGTAAGTGAAGTTCATAGAAACGAAAAAACAGGTGAATATTCAATTACTGCGTATGATAGATTACATAGAGCTGAAGAAGTTTCTATACAGGCCGCAGAATTATCTCCACCTTATACATTATTAGATGTAGCAAACGCAATAGCAAATCTAATGACAGGACATGATGCCGTTTTAGTAGGAAGCTTTGATTTAACTACTTCATATCAAGAAGGTGCAAACCTAGAAGGAAACGAAAGTATTAAATCAGTACTTGATGCTCTTGCGGAAGTTACTCAAACAATATATTACATTAATCATAATGATAGATTAGTAATAAAGACTTTAGATTACACAGGAAATCCTGTTTATACAATAAATAAAGATTTATATAATAAATTACAAACTGGTTTAAATAGAAAAATAGTTGGTATCGCATCTGTTACTCAATTAGGAGATAACTACATTTCAACTACAGGCCATATTGGTACAGTACAACAAGTTAGAGATAATCCATTCTGGGAATTAAGAACAGATATTGCAACACTTGTTGATGCGGCGGTTGCTAATGTAGGAGACTCAGTAATAGGACAATTTGAAGTCGATTGGCGCGGTAATCCCGCACTTGAAATCGGTGATAAGATTGCTGTTGTCGCAACAGATGATGAAACAACAACAGTATCATATGTATTAGATGACTCATTTAAGTTTACTGGCGGACTTATCTGTCAAACACAATGGGAATTTCAAGAAGATGATACTGAACCTGATGCAAATCCTACAAACTTAGGAGATGCTTTAAGACAAACTTACGCAAAAGTAGATAAAGTAAATAAAGATGTTGAAATAGTAGCTAGTGATATTAGTAGTTTAACTAATGAAATGGCTTCTATTAAATTAACAACAGATTCGGTTAACACAACAGTACAAAGTATCCAACAATCAACTCAAGATAGTTTGGATTCAATGAGTAATGATATTTCAACTTTAACAAATAAAGTAAATGCGGCAATTACCGCTGAAGATGTTACTATTGTGGTTGAAACAGCCCTTCAAGATGGTGTTAACGAAGTAACAACAACTACAGGTTTTAAATTTAATGATGAAGGTTTATCAATTAGTAAAACAGGTAGTGAAATGGAAACAGTAATTGATGAAGATGGAATGACAATTTATAGAAATAATACAGAAGTGTTAGACGCAAGTAATGAAGGCGTTACCGCATATAACCTTCACGCAAATACTTACTTAATTGTAGGTGATAATAGTCGTTTTGAAGATTATGATAGCGGTTCAAGAACTGGATGCTTCTGGATAGGAGGATAGGAATATGGCAGATGTATTAGTCCATACTGGATATGCGAATGGTGAAAGTAATAAACTAATTAAAGTTTATGTTACTTGGAGTTCATCACAAGATATTGCAAACAATAGAAGTACAATAACATGCGGAATGTATGTTACTACACCTAGTTCAACATATAGTATTGGGCCTTGGAGTGATGTAGCAGGTTCTTATGTAGGTACTACTTCTTTAACTTTTGATGGTGCAATTCCTAATTTTAAAGGAACAAGAACTTTAACAAGTGGAAAACAATTCACAGTTAATCATAACCCTGATGGAAGTGCTTCCGCTACCATTTATTGGAAATGGGGCGTAAATTCATCTTGGGGTGGATGTCAAAAGCCAAGTGGTAGTTTCAATATTACCTTACCTCAAATACCTAGACAAGCAAATCTAACTGCCGCACCTAACTTCAATGATGAAGAAAATCCAACAATCAGTTACTCAAATCCTGCTGGAAATAGCGTATCTTCTTTACAAGCTTGTATTTCGCTTACAGGCTCAACAGATGATATAGCTTATAGAGATGTTTCTAAAACAGGAACAAGTTATACTTTTAACTTAACAACAGCAGAAAGAAATTTATTAAGAAATAATTGTACTACTTCTAACAATAGAAACGTAACATTCTTTTTAAGAACAGTTATAGGCGGAAATACCTTCCATAGTACAATTACAAAGAGTTTGTCTATTGTTAATGCTACGCCAACTCTTAATCCAACAGTAACAGACTCAAACTCAACAACAGTCGCATTAACAGGAAGTAATAATAAATTAGTTAAATATTACTCAAATGCGGCATTTAGTTTTGGAGCTGCCGCACTTAAAGGAGCTTCAATTACAAGTTACAGTTTAACTAATGGTGCTAAATCATCAACTAGTTCTTCTGGAACTCTTAATGCTATTGAAAGTAATTCATTCGTCTTTAAAGTTACAGATTCAAGAGGAAATACAGCAACTCAAACTGTAACAAAGACAATGGCAAATTATATTAAATTAACTTTAAATCCTAAAATACGTATCACTGTTGATGGTGTTGCTCATTTAAATCTTGAAGGAAGTTATTTTAATGGTTCATTCGGAAGTCAAAACAACACTTTAACAGTTCAATATAGATATAAACCAGAAAATGGTAGCTATGGTAGTTGGGCAACAGCAACAGCTACTGTAAGTAATAATACTTATACCGCTTCGCCAACAATATCTGGTTTAAATTATCAAACTCGTTATATATTCCAAATAAAATCGCAAGATAAGTTAATGACAGTCCCTAGTGCGGATATCCCTGCTAGAGCACTTCCAGTCTTCGATTGGAGTGAAAACGACTTTAATTTCAATGTACCAGTAACATTTAGTGCTGGTTTCTCAGGATTAATCGATTTGATTTATCCTATTGGCTCAATATATATGAGTACAAATAATGTTTCACCTCAGACATTCTTAGGTGGAAGTTGGGATAGAATCCAAGATAAATTCTTATTAGCCGCAGGTTCATCTTACAGTGCGGGAAGCACAGGTGGAGCTGCTACTGTTAAATTAACAGCTAATCAATCAGGTTTAAGAAACCATAGCCATGGCGCAAGTGGTTCATATTCAGGTGCTAATTTCTATATCAGACATGGTAAATCAGCTGGTACAGACATAGTTGCAGCTGGAGCAAATACTTCAGTAGAAACAGGAGTTGGAGCAACTTGGGGTAATGGTATAAGTACACAAGATTATTCACATCAAATAGATAGAGTAAATATTGGAGGTAGTGTTGGAGTATCAGTTAATGACTCAGGTTCAGCTGAAGCTGCTGAAGCCCATAACAATATGCCACCTTACCTTACAGTTTACATGTGGAAGAGAACAGCTTAATTGATTTCAGGAGTGTTATATGATATCATTTTATATAGGAATTTGGGTGCTTTTATGTGTATATTATTTTTATACTAATAAAATGCGGAAATAAAATGCTCAAGTCCTAAAAAATAAAATACACAGGATTAAAAAAGCCCTATAAATAAAGGGATTGCCGCCTATGTGAAATTTAGAAAGTGAGCATATTATGAAAAATAACATGCTCAAAAACGCATAAAAATATAAATTACACATTGCCGTAAATACAGGGCTTTCTTTAATTCTATTGACAAAACAATGTAATTTATTTATACTTGAAAGTGTAAATATAAAATGCTCAACTTCTGTGTATTTTATTAGTATAAATTATGTTTTGGAAAGAAGGAAAAAAGAAATGAAATCAAAAATGACACGTAATGATGAAGCTTATTCTCTAACTACTGAAGAAGCTTTTGAAGAATTTATGCAAGAGAAAGTCGCAATGAATTTAGCGGCGCCTACACAAAAAACTTACAGATTTTCGGTAGAAAAATTTATGAATGAATTGCATTGCCGCGAAATGGAAGTAAGTAAAATTGAAAAAAGTTTCATTTATGAGTGGATTAATACAATGAAACTTGAAGGAGTTAAGCCAGTATCTATAAATGGCTATATAATGCGTTTAAAAGCTTTTTTAAAGTGGTGTATGGATGAGGAGAGAGAATATCTCAAACCATTTAAAATACAGACTCTGAAAGTCCAAGAGGAAGTTGTAAAACTATTCTCTGATGAAGATTTAGAGAAATTACTAGAAAAACCGCGAAGAAATGAGTCTTTCTCAACTTGGCGTTCATATACAATAGTTAATTGGGTACTCGCAACTGGAAATAGGGCGGCAACTATTTGCGATGTACAAATTGGCGACATTAATTTTGGTAAGAAAGAAATTACTTTAAGACATACTAAAAATAGAAAATCTCAAGTAATTCCGCTTTCTTCTTCTCTTGCCTCTGTTTTAAAGGAATATTTAAAGATGTGGCGTTCAGATGCTACTCTTGATGATTATTTATTCCCTAACATTGGTAATGAGAAAATGACTACTCGTTGTTTATCTGAGGCTTTTGTACGCTATTGTAAATCAAGAGGAACAGCTAGACAAAATATTCACGGATTAAGACACAACTTTGCAAAAGCGTGGGTTCAAAACAATGGAAATATGTTTGTTTTACAAAAAGTCTTAGGACATAGTTCTTTGGAAATGACAAGAAGATATGTTAAATTGTTTAGTGAAGATATTAAAGAAGATTATGATAAATATGCGGCATTGGATAGCATGAAAAGGAGTAGCAATAGAACTAAGAAGGTTAACAAAATAGAATTTTAATACAACAATAGGAGGTTGCGATATATGGGAGATATAACAATAGCCCAAATATACCAATTTATCCTAGCTTTAGCTGCTTTTATTGGCGCATCTACAGCAATTGCCGCTTTCTCTATAAAAGCGTTTAGAAAAACTATTCGTCCTTTTGTAGATGAAGCGTTAAAACCAATAGCAGATGATATAAAGAATATTAAGGAAGATATGTCCGCACAAAAGGAATCAATAGAAGAATTGCAAATATCGCAATATAAAGATTATATAGTTAACTTTATTAACGATGTCCGCAATGGTGAACCTGTAGATATTTCCCAAATTCAGAGATATTATGAAGCTAGAGATAATTATTATGCCGCAGGTTATAACAGTTATATTCATGCTGCTTGCGACTCAATAGAAGATGATTTAAAAGCAATATTAGAAGCTAAAAAATAAGCTTCTTCTTTTTTTTTGCCTTAAAATAGTGTATTATAGTCAATAGGAGGAAATATAATGGCTATATTAGAAGAATTATTAACTAAACTATATGAAGCTGTTGGCGGCGATGATGAAAAATATGAAGCTATTCTCAAGAGCAAAGGATTAGATGGATATGCAGCCGCCTTTGATGAAGTGATGGCGGGCGGGCTACCAGAAACCGCAATTACAGATTCATTTGTAGAAGAATTTAGTAAAGGCTTAAAAGAAATATTAAAAGAGATGGAAAAATAAAATTCCATCTCTTTTTTTATGCCTTATTAAGCAGATAGGATTTTTATCATAATTATTTACTATAAAGTATAACTTTCACGATAAAATCCTCGTTGATAGTAAAAAATCTTGGCTGAAATTTTAACAAATTTTTTTATAAAAAGTGGACAAAGTTAGTAAATTGTTACAAGCAAAAATTAATATATATATGACAAAGAAAGAAATAGTTTTCTTTGTTATACACAAATTTCATGTTTTTTCTTTTATATACATAAGAATAAACTAGTCCAAAACTAATCTTAACAGATTCCTTTCTTAATTTTAAGCGGGGTGAAATATCCCCGCCTTTACTTTTTACTTAAGAAAGTGCCACAAAAATTAGAGTTTTGGAAACAATTAACTACTTTAATAATGAGAGGAAGTAAATATACTTCCTTTTATTATAGATTGAAGTTTGGAGTAGCTACCAAACTTCTTAGGGGGCTTACCTTCCTTGCCTCCTTTGCTCAGAAGAAGGATGTCTATTGGAGTATCTATCGATAACTTTTAAACATATAATTTCACTCCTTAACTTCAATAGACATCCTGTATATTTTTTAGCATTTTAATACAAATTGGTTAAGTGAAAAACATTTTAGTTAAGTGTGTTCATACAAATTGGTTAAGTATCTGATACAAATTGGTTAATCTAATATACTAATATATATACTAATAAATATACTAATCCATCTGATTCGCCCTACGGGCAAATCATCTGGCTGGGTTATCTTCAAGAGAAAAGAGAAAGAAGGAAGAATCTGAGAATAAATAAAAAATAGGAGGTTTTACTTATGGTAAACGTAGGAATTAAAAACGGTTTTTGGGAAACTGTTTCAAAAGAATTAAACCCAATACAAATGAGAATATTAGTTTTAATGCTATCTCAACAAAAAGAATTTAAAATACATCAAACAGTGATTGCCGCAAAGCTAAATACTTCTGCTGTTGTTTGTTCAAGAGAAATGAAGAAATTAAAAGAACTTGGATATGTTAATCCTCCAGTTCATCCTAAAGATGAAAATGATGGTTGGAGATTACAAAGAAAAGCGACAATATGGAGAGCAGAAGCGGGAGCTGCCGCAGGATATCAATTATATGATGTTGATTTTATATGTAATCCGCAAATAAACAATTATGAATGGTTAATTGAGTCTTTTGTTAGAGCATATAGAAATATAGAAGGAGTATTAAAGAATACTAAATTTTTAAGTGAAAAATTACATATGGACGCAAGAACAATAAGGAAACATACTTCTGCTATTGAAGGAAGAATAGCGCAAGAAGAAAAAGAAGAAGAACCTGTTTTCATTCAATATTCACCTGCTCTTGGAATTAGAAGTGCGGAAATGTTAGAAAATGGTTTCTATTTTTAGAGTTTGTACCACGTCCGCATACTATATATATGAAAGGATAAAACCTTTCTTAATTTACTTAATTTCATACTTTCCTAAAGAGGCCTAAAAGCCTCTCTTTTTATTCTATTTACTTTTGTGGACAAAGAAGGAAAAAGAAGTTAAGTAAATTTTCAATATAGATAAGGAGGAGAGAAAGATGGCAAAAAAGATTATAAAATCAGCTCTAATTAAAGCAAGAGTTACTGAAGAATTAAAACAAAAAGTAGAAGAATATTGTGAATTACATGTTACTACCATTTCCGCTCTTATTAGAGATGCTATTGAAGCATATTTAGCATCAAAAAATTAGAGTATTAGTGGCCCACTCCTACTAATAATTGAGGGCAAAAAAAGTTGTAAAAATGTGGACAACTTTTGATAAAACCTCAGTTCAAATTTTCATATTTATATGAAGGAGGAAGTAGGAGATTATGGAATTTACATTTAATGAAAGTAGAAAACCAGGGGAATATGAATACAGACATACATTAAGAGAACACGGATATTTAGTTGAAGATGTCTCTGACAATCCTAACTATTGGTATAAGGATATAGACTGTATAAGTACTAACCCTGAAACAGGAAATATTGCAACACATGAAATCAAATGGGATAGCTTAATATCTCATACAGGAAATCTTTATATCGAGACTCGCAATCCGCGTAGCCGCAATGGGCAAGGTTGGTTTAACTTTTGTGAAGCTGACTTATTAGCATATGGAGATGCGAACAATAAGATATTTTATGTAATTAGAATTCCTGAATTAAGAGCATATGTTAATGCAAATAAAGAACAATTAAAACAAGTTAGAACATTTGATGGCAGCGAAGGGTACGCATTGCCGCTTAAAGATATAAAAAATATAGTAATACACGAGATACCTTGTGTATAGAGAGAGGAGAATAATATGTTAAGCGTTATTTTATTTATTATCTTTGCTATTGTTATAAGTATTTTAATGGTAGCAGGATTAACTTATTTAGTATGTTGGGGATTTGGATTTACATTCACATGGCCTTTGGCTATTGGAGTTTGGGCTTTAATTTGCCTATTGTCAACTATATTCAAGAAAGGAAGTAAATAATATGGAAATTAATGAAATTGACATTGCAAAATTATATGATGCTTTAATTGAGGAGCATTATAAAAGACAAAGAGAAAAAGCGATAAAGGATAGAAAAACTATATTAAATGCCGCAAGACAAGACTATTATGTTGCTCTTGATTTATTACATAATAATTGGATTACTGAAGAAGAGTTTGAAAGTATTATGGATGAATTCGTTAAAAAGGGCCAAGTAATTTAATAAAGAATAACAATTTTTAAATAAAAGTAAGGAGGCTTAGAAATGGGAAAAATTAATGGAAGTGGGGGTACTAAAGAGATTACCCTAGCCAACCAAGATGCCGCTTTAAGAATGATTAAAGCTAATCCCGCAATTAAGTTTGCCGAAATCGCAAGAAGATTAAAGCTAAGCTCTTCCGCTATTAGCAAATGGAAAAGTGAGGACATTTATGGTTGGAGCGCCCGCTATCAACAAGCACTTAAAGAAGCTTTTAGCGAATTAGAGGGGCCCGCAATTCAAACAATGGGAAAACTAATCGATGAAGGAAATTTTCAAGCATCAAAATATGTCCTAGATAATAAGAATTACGGAGCAACGCAAAAAATAGACGCAAATATCAATGGTGATATAACAATAAATGTATCAATAGAGGAATAAGGTATGAATATAAGTTTAAATTTAAAAAAAGACTTATTTGCGCCAAAGTTTTATCCTCTATTAACTGATTACTCTTGTAGATGGGAAGTGTACATGGGTAGTGCGGGAAGTGGTAAATCATATTTTATAACTCAAAAGATAATCTTAAGATGCCTTAAAGAGCCGATTAGAGTATTGGTTTGCCGCCGTTATGGAAGCACCATCCGCAACACAGCATTCTCTCTATTCAAAGATGTATTAGCTAAATGGAAACTTTCACCTTACATCAAGATTAGAGAAACAGACTTTAATATTAAGTTTCCAAATGGTAGTGAGATTATATTTAGCGGCCTTGATGAAGAAACTAAGTTACTTTCATTGAATAATATAGGTGTTATCTTCATTGAGGAAGCATTTGAAGTACCTCAACCTATTGTTGAACAATTGAATTTGCGTTTAAGAGGTGCTGTTGAAAATCAACAAATAATTTTAGCTTTTAACCCAATAAATAAAAGCAGTTGGTTATATGATTTTTGTAATCAACCGCCTGAAAGTTATAAATTTATACATTCTACATATAAAGACAATCCATTCTTAACACCTGAGTATATAGCAAGCTTAGAGGAATTATATAAACGTAATCCCGCAAAAGCACGTATATTCTGTGATGGCGAATGGGGAGTTAATCCAGAAGGTTTAGTTTTAACTAATTGGAAAGTTGAAGATTTCAATCCATTAGAGCTAGCTCAACAGGGTTTAGAACATAGAGCTGGAATAGACTTAGGTTGGATAGATAAAACAGCAATTATAGATACCTTATATGATAAAGCAAACAAAAGAATCTACATATTTAATGAGTTCTATAAAAGCGGATGTCAGCTTAGTGAAATAGCTGCCGCAATAAAAGAAATGAACTTAACAAAAGCAAAGATATATGTAGATAGTGCGGAACCTCGTTCAATACAGTATTTCCGCAATGAAGGTATTAATGCGGTTGGCGCAGAAAAAGGAAAAGATAGTGTAAAAGCTGGAATAATGTTTTTACAAGATAATGAAATCATAGTTTTGAGCTCTTGTAAGAACATAATCAATGAGTTAGAGAATTTTAGTTACATTCAAAGTAAATTAACTGGCGAATGGACTGAAGATACAACTCATGAATTTTCTCATGCTATTGACGCATGTAGATATGGGTATAGCGACATCTATACAAATAAGAAAGTTAAAACCCTAGATAAAGCAATTCTAGGATTATAAGGAGGAAGTAAGATATGGAATTAGTGCAATTTATTATTTATATTGACGTTTTTTTAGGAGGAGCTTTATTTGTTTTAGCTATTGATGTTATCAATGGTAAAAAAAGAAATAGAAAACTTGAAGAAATGTTAAAAGAATTAGAAAACAATAAGGAGGCTTAAAAATGTTTTGTATAAACGAAAACACAGAGCTTAATGCTGAACTTCTTTATAAAATGATTAATAAATTTAATTTAAATAATAAGCCTTATTTAGAAAAAATGAAGAAGTATTATGACGGCATTCAGGCTATTCTACAAAAGAATTATGCAGATGATACTAAACCATGCTGCCGCGCAGTAACTAATTATTGTAAGAATATTACTGATAGCTATTGCGGATATATCGCATCTCCAGGATTTATTTCATATAACAGTGAACAAGATATTGAAGATGTAATGGATATTTTAAGATACAATGACTATCAAGATGAAGATAGTGATTTCTTATTAAATGCTTTAATTTATGGTACAGCAGCTGAGCTAATGTATACAGATGAAGAAGCAAAAGTAAGATTTAGACTAATTAGTCCTTTACAATGTTTTGGAGTTTATGATGATAGTTTAAGTAACGATTTACTTTACTTTGTAAGATGGTATAAAGCTAACGATTGGGATGAAGGAGATTTATATAATGTTGATGTTTATGACGCAGATGTTGTTAAACATTACGAAATGCACGGATTCCAAGGCAGCTTAACATTCAAGAGTGAAGAACCTCATTATTTTGGACAATGTCCTGCTAATATTTTTAATCTACCTGATGAAAAGAGTATATTTGATTGCATTATTAGTTTACAAGATGCGGCAAATGAAATTTTAAGTGATGAAGTAGATGATTATAGCGCATTCTGTGATGCTTACTTAGTATTAAGTGGCGGAGATATTGATTCAGATGATATCGTTACAATGAAAGAAAAAAGAGTTCTATTATTACCAGATGGCGCAAAAGCAGAATGGTTAACTAAGAGCGCAAATGATACTCAAGTAGAAAATATCTTAAAGAGAATTCAAGATAGTATTTACCGCATTGCCGCATGTCCAGACTTTAGTTCTGAATCTTTTGTTGGCGGGGTATCAAGCGGAATCGCTATTAGATATAGATTAACTGGTATGGAAACCAGAGCAGCAAGCATTGCCGCAGATATGAAGAGAGCTCTACAAAGAAGAGTTGAAATTATATGCGGAATTGCTTCATTAAAATTAGGTGAAGAAATATTCAGAGATATTGATATTCAATTCACTAGAAATATACCTGAAGACAGTAGCTCATATGTTAACTTAGTTAACGGATTAAAAGGTACTGTATCAGACAAAACATTATTATCTCAAATTCCTTTTATAACAGATGTAAATGCTGAATTAGAGGCTGTTGAAGAACAAAAGCTAAACAATATTGATTTATATCAAGGTGCTTTTGCGGAAGCTTCTAAAGAAGAAGGAGAGATAGAAGATGGCGAACAAGAATAATTATTGGGTAGAGAGAGACGCTGAGGCATTAAATAAATTAACTGATAAGAGCATTGCCGCAACTAATAAACAAATACTTAAGTATTATCGCTCTTGTCAAAACCGCGTTATTAGAGAGTTTGAAATGCTTTATAACGAACTTTTAAGCCAGTTTAAAGCAGGAATTGAGCCAACTCCCGCAGACTTATATAGATTAGATAGATATTGGCAATTACAAGGCCAATTACAACATGAATTAGAGCAATTAGGAGATAAGACAAATAAATTATTATCTAAACGTTTTGTAGAGCAATATAAAGATGTATATAAGGCTGTATCATTACCTAGCGAACAAATATTTGCTACTATTGATGATAAAATGGTAACTCAAATGATAAATAAGGTTTGGTGCGCAGATGGTAGAGTATGGAATCAAAGAATCTGGCAAAACACAGCTAATTTACAAAACTCTCTTAACGAACAATTAATACATAGTGTAATTACTGGAGAAAAGACTTCCGCACTAAAGAAAAGTCTTATTAATGATTTCCAAGTTAGTTATTCTCAAGCAGACAGACTTGTAAGAACAGAAATGTCTCATTTACAAAATACTGCCGCACTTGAGAGATATAAAGATGCTGGAATCGCAGAATACGAAATATTAGCTGATGGAAGTTGCGATGATTGTAAGGAATATGATGGAAAAAGATTTCCTATAAGTGAACCTTCTCCTGTTCCATTTCATCCTAATTGTCGCTGTTGTGTTATCCCAGTAGTTAATATTAAAGGAGGTTCAAATAATGATAACAATTAAAGACAACAATATCAAAATGATTAAAGGAGATACTGCTTACATAAATATAAAACTAGAAGGCGGATATGTCTATAAAGAAGGAGATACTCTTACTTTAACTGTTAGACAAGACGTTTTTAGTCAAGATGTAGTGTTAACTAAAACTATTCCCGCAAATGGTAGTTTTACTTTTGTTCCTGAAGATACTAATGATATCGCGCCAGGAAGATATGTTTATGATGTTCAATTAGATACAATCTATGAAGAAGTATTCACTGTTGTCGTTCCTTCAGACTTTATTTTAAAGGAGGGAGTTACTCGTGAAGAATAATGAAATCGTAGGCGTATTAAGTGCGCAAGACTCAATAGTAGGAACAACTGCTATTACCGAATATCTTAAAGGAGATAAGGGTGATAAAGGAGACAGAGGCCCTCAAGGGGTTCCAGGCGAAGAAGGATTTAGTCCTGTTGTAAGCCTTACAAAAGAAGGACATGTCTCAACATTAAGTATTACTGATGAACAAGGTACTCAAACAGTAGAAATCCTTGATGGAGAAGCTGGCGGAGGCGGCGTTTGGGGATATATTGAAGGAACATTAAGTAATCAAACAGATTTACAAGATGCTCTTGATTTGAAAGCCGATAAAACAGATATTCCTACTGTACCAACTAAAACTTCTCAATTAACTAATGATAGCGGGTTTATTACTAAATCAGTTAACAACTTAGATAATTATACAAAGACATCTAGCTTAGCTACTGTTGCTACAACAGGAGATTATGATGATTTAACAGATAAACCTCATATTCCTACAACAACAGGAGAATTATTAAACAATTCAAATTTTGTTTCAGATGGAGTTTATGTTCATACAGATGAAAATTATACATCAACTGAAAAAACTAAATTATCAGGCATTGCCGCAGGAGCTGAAGTTAATGTTCAAGCAGACTGGAATGAGTCAGATAGCTCAAGTGATGCTTATATTTTAAATAAACCAACAATTCCAGATGTAAGTGGAAAGGTAAATACATCAGATATCGTAGATGATGTAATTAGTACAGATACTGATAAACCATTATCTGCAAATATGGGTAAAGCGTTACAAGATGAAATAGATAATCTAAAAGCAAGAGGTAGATTCTTAGCATTATGGAATTCCGCAACAGGTTTAGCAATGAGTAATCCTGAACATAGCCCATATGTTTATAAAACAGGAGATTATTTTGTAATTGGTGCTGTTGATTCAACAACTAACTATAAACCAAATGGAAGTTCTTATACTATTGGAGTAGCTTCTTCTACTGTTGAAACTGCGGCAGTAGCTGTTGATGATGTTTATTATTATGATGGCGCTAATTGGAGATTACAAGTTAATACTCAAAAGAGTGTAACATTCGCTTCAATAAGCGGACAACCTAGTGATAATAGTAATCTAGCTTCCGCATTAAATGCAAAAGAAGCAATTGTAAATAAAGTAACTAGCCTATCAAGTTCAAGTACAGATACTCAATATCCAAGCGCTAAATGCGTATATGACATGATTGGCGATGTAGAAAGTATTTTAACAAGACTTACTACTGGTTCGGGGGTGTAGTTTATGGCAATAGCTGATAAATTAACTAAGATAGAAACAGATTTAACAAGTGCTTACAATAAAATATCTCAAAAAGGTGGAACTGTTCCCGAAAATAAAAATACAAATAATTTAACTAATGCTATTGATAGTATTCCAGAACAATCTACATTCACATCTCAAGGATTTGCGAATGACTCTTGGGATACTATTATAGCTATTGCGGATGCGGGTTTAGCTGCTGATTATTATAACATTGGAGATGAAAAAACAATATCTTTAAGTGCTGTTACTGATACAACAGGCTGGGAAAAAGATATTACTGCTGGAACTATAACTGTTAAAATAGTTTCTTTTAATACGACAACTTTAAGTAATGGGAAAAAAGGACATATAACAATTATGGCAACAATAACAAGCACTTCTTCTAGCGCTTATGATTATGATTTATTCCGTCATACTTTACCATATGCTACTTACTCTTGGGCTGGAGCTGGAGCTCCTAAAGATTGGTTAAACAATACTTTTAAAGCATCATTACCTAAAAAATTGAGAGATAACCTAAAAACACAAAAACATTATTTCTGGAATAATTACTCTTTTCAAATAGTTTCAGAGAATAAACAAATTTATATTCCTAATCTATATAATTTAGGAATAGATAATCATAGTAGTTTTACAGGGGCAAATACAGATACTACAGGAGGAAGTTATAAATTACTTAGAGATGCAGATGTAGAAAAACCATTTACATATTTTACTCAATATCTTAAAAGATATAACACATCCGATGTTATGACAAATGAATATATAACAACAGCAGATACTTGTACTAATTGGAATTTTACATACACAAGATTAAGAGATATAGCTAATCAAAGTGGAAGTATCTATCAATATGGAAATAGTAGAACAGCTTTATTTCTACCAGTATTTGTAATTTAATAGGAGGTTATTATGAAACTTATAAAAACAAATTTATGTTATTCAATAGTTGGAGAAAAAGATGAGTTCTTTAAATATAAAGGATATCCAACTAACAAAATAAATTTCCCTTTAGATGCGGAAATTGAAGCTATTTTTGAAGAAATTAAAAAAGAAAATAAACCTAAAGTAGTTGCCGCACCTAAAAAAGAAGAAATAGTTAAAAATGAGGACAAGGAAATTTAATTTTCCCTGTCTAATTTTTACTATATATATGAGGAACAGAAAATGTTCTAAAGTCGTTTTATAGGGGTTAGACATTAAACAATAACTAAATAAATAAGAAAAAAGGGTTGCCGCATGGCAAAACTTAAAGGAGAGATTAACATGGAACAAATTAACGAAACAGCTGTTGAAAATACAGCAACTGAAGCTGTTGATACAACAGTTACAAATGGAGATGAAGTTAAAACTTACACTCAAGAAGAAGTATTAAAATTACTTCAAACTGAAAGTGATAGAAGGGTTACTGAAGCTCTTAAAAAACAAGAAAGAAAATATGAAAAACAACTTTCATTAGCAAAATTAGATGGAGATGAAAGGGAAAAGGCTGAAAAAGATAGCCGTATCGCTGAACTTGAAGAAATGGTAGCGCAAATGAATACTGAAAGAAACAAAAGTGAACTTAAATCAGTATTATCAAGTAGAGGATTAAGTGCTGAATTTGCAGATATCATTGTTATTAGCGAAGACTTAGAACAATCTCAATCAAATATCGATAAATTAGATAAATTATTTAAAGCCGCAGTTAAAGCTGAGGTTGAAAAAAGATTAGCAGGAAATGTACCTAAAGGAAATGGCGGAAATCCTGCGGAAATCACAAAAGAAGATGCTAGAAAAATGAGCATCAATGAAATGAATGAATTAGCTCAAAAAAATCCAGAGCTATTTGACAAATTATTTAATAATTAGGAGGAAATTTTTATGGCAAACACAGTTTATGCAAACAAAGTAGTTGAAGCAAAAGCAAAAGACTTATTAACTACTTCAATTAATACTAGAAGTTTAATGACTATTGATAACTCATTAACTCAAAACCCAGGAATGACTAAAACTATTAACGTTTATACTTATACAGGAGAAGCTGAAGAATTAGCAGCTGGTGTAGGAAACACTGCCGCTAAAAGAGGTTCAATTGCTTATCAAGGAACTGATTATACAGTTAAATTAGTTCAACAAGCATTCGATTATCAAGATGAAGATTTCATGAAAGATGAAACTATCGTTGATAATATGTTAAAAGGTGCTACTCAAGTTATGACTAATAAAATGACAGCTGATTTCTTAACTGAAGCTGCTAAAGCAACTAAAGAAGTAGAATTCGGATATGGACAAGCAATTAGCTATGACACAATCGTAGATGCTATCTCTGAATTATCATTAGAAGATGAATCTAAATTATTCATCATCATCCCTAATGCTTGGAAAGCTGACTTAAGAAAAGATGAAGATTATAAAACTGCTAGACAAGGTGAAGTAATCTATAACGGACAAGTTGGACAAATCGCTGGTATCCCAGTAATCGCTTCTAACGCATTATCTGATGAAGCTTACGTTATGACTGCTGAAGCTATCAAATTATTCATCAAAAAAGATGTAGAAGTTGAACAAGATAGAAATGCTGATACAAGAACTAACTCAGTATACTTAAGAGATGCTTATATCGTAGCTTTAGTTGACGCAACTAAGATTTGTAAAATTAACCAAGCAGCTCAATCAATCTAATTAACAGCTAAAAGGATATTCTCCTTTACAAAATAACAAAAGGAGGAAACATATGTTAGACGAAATTAAATTATTACTTGGAGAGAGCGCAGATAATTATTCTGACGCTCTTATCCAACTTATATTAAGACAATCTATTGCGGAAGTAGAAGACTATTGTAACCGTGAAGCGGATGCTGTTATGGAATATGCGGCAATGAGAATTACTGTAATTAAACTTAACAGAATTCATTCTGAAGGTGCTAGTTCACAATCATTTAGTGGAGTTAGTGAGAATTACATTGATGGATGGCCAGCAGATATCATAGCATCCTTAAATAAGAAAAGAAAAATAAGGGTATTTTAATTATGATTGCCGCAAACATGAGAAGTTATTCTTACTCTTGCTTAGATGTCGAAGACATCGATGATTATGGACAACCAACAGAAGCTAGTGCTGAAGGCACAATAAAAATGGCTATTTATCTAACTAATCAAAATATTGATACAGCCAATTCGCTTTATAGCGATGCTCAATATGTTGGCTTAACTTTAAACTCTGCTATTGATGATACTTATATTATCAATTATGGAGATGAAAAACTTAAAGTTCTTTATACAACTCCTTCAGGAAAATATTTTCAAGTATTTATGTCAAGAATTTAATATGGCAGATATAGAAGTAAAAGGTGCGGAAAAAATAGCAGCCTTATTAAAAAAGGTTGCTGATACCCGCACATATGAAGAAGGCATAAAGCAATCTGCTCTTGTAGTAGAGGCTGCCGCGAAGATAAATGCTCCTAAGGATACAGGAGCTTTAAGGAATTCTATTGTAAGTGAAGTTAGCACAGATGGCGGAAAAGTCATTGGAAGAGTTTACACTCCTCTTGAATATGCGCCATACATTGAATATGGAACTGGACTATTCGCAAGTAAAGGCGGAAGAAAGAATGTTCCTTGGTGTTACCAAGATGATGAAGGCCATTGGCATAGTACAAGTGGTATGAAACCACGTCCATTCATGAAACCCGCTTTAGATGACAATAGAAAACAAATAAAAGAAATAATGAGGAGTGTTATTCATGACAAATTATCATAAAGAATTAGTTGAAGCTCTCCAAACAATTCTACCAACATATTATGAATTAACTTTAACTTCGAAGCTAGATACTCCATGTATTTCATATATTGAGGTAAATAATGCCGCACAAGAAACAGGAGATACATTAGGATACAGCTTAATACAATACCAAATAAAAATATGGGGAAATAGAATTGGTGATATTCTTACTTACACTTCTCAAATTGACGATATACTTCGTCCTCTTGGATGGAAAAGAGTTAGTTCAAGAGAATTGTATGATGGAGAGAGCACAATGATACAAAAAATAATGACTTACCAAGCATTAAGTTTGGAAGAGTTCAATATAGAACAAGAACAAAATTAAAATTAGGAGGATATAAATATGGCAACAATTTCAAAAGGTATAACTTTAGCTTATAAAGCTGGTTCAGCTGAAAGCTATACTGATTTAACAAACCTTCAAGAAATCCCAGAATTAGGTGGAGATTCTGAAGCTATTGAAATCACAGTTTTAAGTGATGCCGCTCATAAATATACAAACGGTATCAAAAATTATGGCGATAGTTTAGATTTCGTATTCTTATACGATAAAACTCAATTCGCAGCATTACAAGGATTAACTGGTTCAGTTAATTGGAAAGTAAGTTTACCAGATGGCGCAAATGGAGCTTTAAGTACTACTTGTACATTCTCAGGAACTTCATCAGTTAAATTAGCTGGTGTTGGTGTAAACGCTGCTTTAACTTACACATTATCAATTAAACCTGATTCAGAAATGACTTGGGCTTAATACTCAATCGATTGGGGTATGGGGGAGAGGCGCTATAATCTCTCTCTTCCTTTCCCCCATATATATTTAAATTAGCATAAAAAAGGAGAGATAGATATGTTATATGTAGATTTTAAGGCGGGAGACAAAGATTATAAATTAAGACTTGCTACTCGCGATATTATTGCTCTTGAAAAGAGTATTGGGATGAACCCAATTAGTATATTCGGAGATGGAAGAACAATTCCTTCACTAACAGTTATGATAGCTGTATTACACGCATCATTACAAAAATTCCAACATGGAATTAGTTTAACAGATGCTTATGAAATTTTCGATGAATATTTAGCAGACGGACATACAATGACTGATTTTATTTCAGTAATAGTTGAAATCTATAAAGTTTCAGGTTTAATCGCAAATGATAACGAATCTGCTGAAGAAACAAACGGAAAAAACTAATAGAAGGAGATGAGCCTTCATCTCCGAATTTTTTTATAAATATATTTTCAAAATGGTTAAATGTGGCGCTAGACAATGGAATTACTGAATGGGAATTCTGGGATATGACGCCCGCAGAAATAAAGCGTGCTATTGAAAGCAAGCAAAGACAAAAGGAACAAGCTCAACAAGAGAAAGCTTCATTTGATTATATTCTTGCGGATTTAATTGGTAGAAGTGTTGCTCGTGTCTATTCTTCACAAAATAGATATCCTGAGATTAGTTCTGTTTATCCGACACTATTTAAAAGTGCGGAAATACAAGAGCAAAAACAACAAGCGAAAATGCAAGCCTCTGCCGAAAGATTTAGGCAATTTGCTCAAGCCTATAACAATAATTATAAAAAGGAGGCGAGCAGTAAATAATGAACGAAGAATTACAAATTATTATTAAAGCTGTAACTGATGATGTCTCAAAGAAACTAAAAGATGTTCAAGTTGAAATAGATAAGACTTCAAAAGAATCAAGTAAGTTAAGCAAAATTGGCGATGCTATGAAAGGTGTTGCTAAAGTTGCGGGAACAGCCTTTGTAGCTGCTGGAGCAGCGGCTGCCGCAGGTGTAGCTAAACTTACTAAAGATGCTATTGATAATTACGCAGAATATGAACAATTAGTTGGTGGAGTTGAAACATTATTTAAAAATAGTTCAGCAAAAGTTCAACAATATGCTGATGAAGCATATCAAACAGCGGGAATGTCCGCAAATGCTTATATGCAAACCGTTACAAGTTTCTCAGCCTCTTTACTCCAAAGTTTAGATGGAGATACTAATAAGGCTGCTGAGGCCGCAAATCAAGCCGTTATAGATATGGCAGATAATGCTAACAAGATGGGAACATCTGTTGAAAGTATCCAAAATGCTTATCAAGGCTTTGCAAAACAAAATTATACAATGCTTGATAACCTTAAATTAGGTTATGGTGGAACTAAGACTGAAATGGAAAGATTGCTTGCGGATGCTTCTAAGTTATCTGGAGTAAAATATGATATTTCAAACTTAAATGATGTCTATAGCGCAATTCATGTAGTTCAAACAGAATTAGGAATTACAGGAACAACAGCCAAAGAAGCATCTTCTACAATCCAAGGTTCAGCCGCATCAATGAAAGCCGCATGGAGTAATTTAATTACTGGCTTAGCTACTGACTCTGGAAACTTTGATAAGGTTATTAAAAATTTCGTAAAAACAGTAGGAACAACAGTAAAAAATATTCTACCTGTAATAAAAGAGGTAGCAACTAAAATACCTGCTCTTATTAAAGAGATTGTTCCTCAATTAGCGGAAATCGGTACTGAAATTATTTCTACACTTTTACCTATTGTAGCAGAAGTAGCAGTTCAATTGATTGCCGCAATAGTAGAAGTTTTACCAACAATTATAGAAGCTATCATAGGAACTATTCCAACATTAATTCAAGCTCTAGTAGATGCTTTACCTGTTGTTATAGATGGTATTATCCAAGTCGTATTGATGATAGCTGAACACTTCTCAGATATTATTACACCAATTATAGAAGCTTTACCTGATATTATCATGGCTATTGTAAATGGTTTAATTGATAACTTACCTGCTTTAATTAATGGAGTAATCCAATTAGTTTTAGGTGTAGTTGCCGCAACAGGCTTAATTATTAAAACATTACTTCCAATGATACCTGATATAATCGTTGCTATTGTAAAAGCAATTATAGAAAACATTCCAACAATTATTGCGGGATGTCTAGAAGTTGTAGTAGCAATTTTCGGTTTAGTTGGAGACTTAGTTGAAGGTATTATAGGATACTTTAAAAATGGTTGGAAACATATATCTGAAATGCTTGGAAAAGTTGGCGGATGGATTAATGATAATGTTATTAAACCTGTTTCTCAATTCTTCTCAGGACTATGGGATGGAATTAAAAAGATGTTCGCTAACGTAGGAAACTTCTTTAAAGAAAAATTTAATAGTGCGGTTACCGCAATTAAAAACGTAATGTCACCTATTGTAAACTTCTTCTCAGGTATCTGGGAAAAAATTAAAGGAATATTTAGTAAAGTAGGAGCAACAATAGGAAATGCTATTACAAATACTGTTAAAACAGCTGTAAATGGTGTTTTAAGCGTAGCTACTAAGATTATTAACGGATTCATTTCCGCAATCAATGTTGCTATTGGTGTAATTAATGCAATTCCTGGAGTTAATATCAAGAAACTTGATAAACTAGAAGTTCCTCAAATGGCTAAAGGTGGTATCGTAGATAGCGCTACATTAGCTGTTGTAGGTGAACAAGGTAAAGAAGCAATAGTTCCATTAGAAAATAATACTGAATGGATAGATAAATTAGCGGAAAAGATTAACAATAGAGACGCAGATGCTCCAGCAACACCTATTGTATTAAATGTAGATGGCAAAACATTTGCTCAAACAAGCATTGCCGCCATAAACGATTTAACTAAGCAAACAGGACGCTTAGGATTAACACTAATGTAGGAGGTAGAAAATGGCATATTTTAAAATAGGACAAACTGATTTATCCTCTTATACAAGTGGTTTAAAAATTACAACGACTACTAATTACTCCGCTCTAACTAATGCGGGCGGAGATACTGTAGTTGATTTTATAAATCAAAAGAGAAAGATATCAGTTAATATCATTGCTCTTGACGAAAATACAGCGTCAACAATATTAAGCGCTATAAATGGTTTTCAAGTAAGTATTAGTTTTAGAAATCCTGAAACTAAAGCTCTTGAAACAAATGTAGATTGTATAGTTCCTTCAACAGATGTTGAATATTATACAATTCAAACAAATAAAATAATGGTTAAGAATTTTTCTATAACCTTTACAGAATTATAAGGAGGTAGTTTATGTTAAATATCCCAACAATCAATAGTAAAGTCAGAGATGTTGGAGTTACTGTTGTTATAACAAATACAGAAACTGAAGATACAGCTACCTTTACTAAAAATGATTCAGTTAAATCAGTAGAAATCACTAGAGTCGGAGATAATTCAAAATTCTTCGGCTTTGGTGTTTCTCACAAATTAAGTTTAAAATTAGTTAACGTTTCTGATGAAGATGTTGAAACATTCTATGC